AAGTGCTCACTGATGTACCGCTCCTTGGCGAACAGGTCCAGCTTGTAGAGCTTGTAGCAGTTCTCGGAAGCAAGGATGCAGTCGGGCGTGGTGTCCGGGGTGCGCTGCTGCGCGCCAAGGAACAGCTCAGTCAGAAGACCCGTTGCGTTGCCAGCGAAGGTGCCACCACCAGCGGCAGCATCGACAAACTGGTTTTCGAGGTCGCGGAAGCTGGTCTTGCCCAGGCCACCAACAGTGTTGGTCTGAGCGCCAGCCGCCCGTGCCTCAAGGAAGCCGGTGCCGCTGTCGGAGCCATTGAGGGTGAGCAGCTCAGTCATGATGGTCGAGGAACCGGCGACAGCCTGCTTCTCGAACTCACGCTTGAACATGCCCATCACGCTCTTGAGGCGCGCTTCTGCAATGTCGACGATCGCGCGGGGGCCGCTGTTGGAGAGCTCCTCCTTGCGAGTAATGACGACAGGTGCGACGTAGTCAGCGAAGTCGAAGGTAGCGTTGCGGAGAACGTCCTTGACTGCCAGGTTCGTCGGCTCGTACCCGCTGGAGAGCTGGGTAATCGAGGAGTGCTCGCTGAGGATCAGCGGCTGGTCAACCTTCTGGCCACCGTCAACGATGCGGACACCGCCGTGACGATTCATGTGGTCGAGGAAGGGAGTGGTCTTGAAGAGCTGGTCGACTTCATCCTTGATGAGTTCGCGCAGCGTGGACGACAGAATGTCGTTGCTGAGAACAGCCATGGGTCACCAATAGGGAACAGGGTGGAACTTCGTTGTTCGACCGTGTCCCGCAGCGGTGGGTTGTCCTGGACCAGGGCCCGGGCGGGGGGCGCGGAAGAACGCTACCACAGCACCCAGAACCCTGCAACATCAGCTACTTACGGTGGGTTTGAATCCACTGCGCAACAGCCCATGCACCCTGAGAGCGAACAGCAGCCGGAACGCGGCTGGAAGCCGTGGCTCGAGATGCACCACCAATCTTGAGTCCAGCCTTCTTTGCTTCTCCGCGCAACCGCGCAAGCTCTTCCTGCAGGGCGCGCTTCTCATCAATGGCTCTCGTGCCCCTGACGATGGCGTAGGCGCGCTCAAGGCTCAGGTTCTCGTCTGCCTTCAGCATGTCAACGACAGCCTTCTTGACCTCAGGCTCATTGATGTCTGGGTTTTCGGCCTTGAACTTCTCCAACTGCGCTCGGCGGTTGGAAAGCTCGACCTCCTGACGTACCGGCTCAAGGGCCTGGCGCAGCGCTGTAGCCACCTGCTTGTCGATGTGAGCCTGCACGCTCTCCGGCGAGAACGGGTCGAACCCAACCTCTGCCTCAGACCTCTGCTTGAGGTCCTCCATGAACTTGCCGCTGGTAAGCGCCTCGCGCTCTGCCTGGATGCGCTTGCGCTCCTCTGCCAACGCCTGCGTCTTGCGGGTGTAGTCGGCACGCATGTTGGCGTACAGCTTCTTGATGTCGTCAGGCGCGTTGCGCAGAGCCTCATCAGAGTTGACCGAGTACGGCTCCTCCGGCTCGTTGTCGAGGATTGGGTCCTCTTCCTTTGCTTCCTCGCCTTCTGCACGCAGTGCAGCCCGGAGCTTTTCAATCGCTTGCTCTTTGCGGGTAGCAGGCTCGTTGAGCGGGACAGTCACCTCACCGGACGACGTGTCCTCAGACTCCAGTGAGGCCTCAGCCTCAGGAGCGTCGACTGTTTCCGTAGCTGCCTCGGCCGCCTCAGGGGCAGCCACTGTCTGTTCGTCACTCACTGGCGTCGTCCTTTACCTGCTCACATGCGCCGCATCAGCAGGTCGTCCTCTTCGACCTCCATCTCGTCGCCCCCCATGGGCTCTTCGACGTTGGTCACCTCGACCTCTACAGCCATGGGAGCTTCCCCATCCATAGGCTGCTTGAGGAACTGCTTGAAGTCGCGACTCTCAGAAAGAGTGCGGAGCTTTCCGGCAAGAAGCTGCAGATCGCGATCGTCCGCCACATCCGAGATGTCGCCCATGGCCAGGGTGTCTGCCATGTCTGCATCAGACGCAGCCGTGGCCACCATCATGAGCTGGTTGACAAACTCAGGCGGAAGCATCTCTTCGTCGCCAGAGAACGAAGGGTACTCCTCTGCCGTGGGGCCAAACGCCGGCAGGACGGCATTCAGCGCATCGACCACCTTGTTGAGAGCGGACATGCTGAAGTCACCGCGAGGGGCAACCTCCATCAACGCCTCATCCTTGGCCCGGTCGGCCTCGTCGGACTTGGCCATTGCCTCATCCCGCATTGCGTCCAGACTCTCGACACTCATGTCACTCTCCCTTGACGGCGGCGTCGAGCATACCACGCTGCTTGAGCTTGGACACACTGAACGTCTTGGCTGCTGCTTCACCCGCATCCATGCCAGATGCAAGGTGCGACTTGTATTCCTGGGTATCCGCCTCGAGCTGCTTCTGCTTCTGCCCGTAGGTTTCGACAGAGTCTTCGATGAACTTGTCGTGGAAGTCAGACGCCCTCACCAGGCCCCTGTCCTTGGCCAGCTTGTCGGCCTCAGCGTAGCTCTCGACATACTTGCCCAGGCCGCGATCGTAGTAGCCAGTGTCCACGCCACCCCACTGGCCGCGCGTTCTTGCCGGCATCGTCACCACGGGGAACATGTCACTGCCACAGGCACAGTCGAGGCCCATTGGTTTGGACTGTGGCGTACAGAGCACCTCTTCGTAGGCGCCGCACTTGGGACAGTGGTACGGATACAGCGGCATCAGACGCTCCCCATCATGGCTGCAATGTCATCGGGCGACGCGGTGGCCACGGCAGACTGGATGTCCGGTGGCGCTGCGCCTGAATCAAGCACACCTGCTGCGCCGGGCGGCGGCTCAGGTGGAGGGGCCAGCGGGATGTCCTCAAACCCCAGCATTGACGCTGCCTGCTCCAGCAGGAACTTGGGGTCGGCGCCAAGCGCCTGCAGGGTCGGCACGTTCATCAGGAACTGCTGCTTGCGCATGGCCTCTGAGACGGGAGTCTGCCCCTCATCCTCAGCAAACACCCGAAAGTCTCCAAGCAAGTCGGCTGTTGTCGGGCGAACAGGCGCACCCTTGATGTCAATCGGTACAGTCTTGTCGTCGACAAACGTCGCGAGCGTCGCCAGGTAGACCCGCACGAGCTCTTCGATGGTGGCATCGCGCTTGCGTGCAAGATGCCCAAGCTGAGACGAAGAGTAGCTGACAAGAGCGGCAACCTCTGCGGCGGAGGCGCGGCCACCCAGCCCCTGGCCCCGGCTGAACGGGTCCTGGTTGGTCGACGTGTACTGGTCGTCCATGACCTCGGCGACATACCGGCTGGTCTCTGCCGGCAGCGGGGTGTGAGGCACAGGCATAATCTGCTCGGCCAGACTCTCATCAGGCTCGAGGTCTACCTCGATGAACAGGCCGTCTACACCCGACCGCATGTAGCCCTGGTTCTCCTCGTCGAGGGCACCAGACCGAACCAGATACTGTCGAGCCACCTTGCGAACCGCAGATGCCTGGAACGACCGGACGATGTTCTTTTCGTAGAGCTGGTCGTAGATGCGGCGCAGAGCGGAGTAGCCCTCCATCGGACGATGGGGGATCGACGAGAAGTACAACGGCACCAAGGTGGTCATGTACGAGCCATCCCAACTGCGAACTGGGATCTCCTCGTCCGCCAGGAAGCGCAGCTCACCCTGGATGTCTGGCGTCCAGAAGTACAGCCGCCCCTCTTCCAGGTCGTAGAACTCCACGACACGCACGTACTTGTCGTACTTGGTGGCCATTGCGGCAGGCATGGCCTCTTGCTCCTCGGTGTTGTACCGATCGCGCACGAAGTATGGCTTGCGACGCCGGGGCAGCCACTTGCGGTTGGCGCCGAACTTGGCCTTCGCGCTCTCAAGCGGCTCGTAGTAGGCGTGCCCGACGTAGCGGCTCTCCTCCCACGTAGGAGCATCTACGTCTACGATGACCTCCCATGGGCACACAGCGACAGGCAGGACCTTCTTGTACGGGTCCTCTGTTTCACGTGGAACAAGCTTGATGAAGCTCATGGGGTGGATGAGCGCCAGCCGGGTTCCGTGCTCGATGGCCTCCCGACACTCCTCGGAGAGGAAGCCGTTGGCCACCGTCATGGCAACCTCTGCGTCACCAAGAGCTCGCATGCCCTTGCGGACCACGCATGCAGGGTTGCGGGCGTAAAGCTGACCAATGATGCCCTCGATGTAGCCAAAAGCGTCTGATGTCTGGACTTCGATCTGGTCTTCGTCCCGCTCTGGGATGCTGAAGAACCGCGTCTCGTAGATGTCCTTGAGCGCTTCTTGCTCTGGGCGCTGCATCTCCCAGTAGCGGTCGTGCTCCTCGAGCTTCATCTTGACATCATCTGGCTTCACATCGGCCTCCTGCGACCACCACGGACTGAGAACGGATGGGCCCTCTTCGATTCACGAACCCGATTCTTGCGAATCAGGTCTTCCATCGTCACCCTACTACGGTCCTCTGGGAAACGCAGCGGCATCTCTTGAGCAGCTATCAGCGCCAGGGCCAGACTGATGACGAGGTCGTCATGCTTTCCATGAGGATGGTCAGGCCTCTGTTTGCGCTCATTCCACCCGATTGACACGACCTGGTCATACAACTGCTTGGTCATCGTGTCCAGAAACCCATCCTCCAGCGTGGACCGAACGATCTCGAACAGCCCAGCCCGGTTGCCACCGTGCGTTCTCCACGGCTTGCCGTCGTGATTCGTCCACAAACGGCGCCGCGGGTACCCATGACGCACCACATCTTCGATGACGCGGCGGCCATACACGTTGGATTCAATGACCAGGGTGGGCCACTCATAGCTGCCGCCCAGGCGCAGGATGTGTTCTGCCAAACGGCTGGGCGTTGTGTCGCTGCAGGACCACTGCGCCGCCAGAGAACGGGTACTGGCGTCCACAACGGTGATGACACTGGCGTCCGAGCCTACGCCCGCGGCCACATCGACCCCGATCGCGTAGTCACAGTCCACATCCCAGTCGCTCAACACCCGCAATCGGTCCCGATCGGTCGCTGCTGTGGTCACAACCTCCACATGCTCCATGCAATCCAGCGTAAAAAACCGCTTTGACTGCGTCGCGAAGGCCTCTTCGACCGTCAACGGGTACTCTCGGCGGAACTTTGCCTTGCCGAGCGTGGCAATCTGCCGCCGCCGCCACGCAATCTGCGGCAATGACAGCCCATGCTCGTCCATCAGCCCCATTTCAGCGGCCGTTGGCGCAAAATCCCGCGTCACTTTGTCCTGATACGACGGATGCAGCGTCCATGGCAGGAAGCAGACGTGCCATCCGTTGTCGGGTGCGCCCTTCACCAGCTCATGAAAGCGCGAACCAGGCCGATTGACGGTGCTCTCCACCACCAAAAGGCCATCACCCACCGTCGCGTCCACCTCTGCC